TTGCCTTGGACGCACAGCCGATCCAGCGCCTCGTCGAACCGGTGATCGGTGAGCCACAGGCCCCCGGCGAACATGGCGACCACGACCGCGAGGCCCGCGATCCGGGCGGCCCACAGGAGCCTCATCGGAGCTGCCCCACCATGTGGGCGAGGTAGACCACGAGGACCAGCCACATGGTCGTCAGCGGCCAGGGCCAACGCTGTGCCACTCGGATCACGGCTCGACCTCCTGCGATTTGGACTGCTCCGAGTCGCGCAGGCGCTTGTCCCCACGGATGAAGGCCGGCGACACGAGCAGTCCGCTGTAGAGCACGAGTAGCTCGGGCCGGACGGGGCCCGAGTAGAACACCGCCTCGTAGACCAGCAGCCCCAGCGCGACCACCGCGATCGTCACGTCCCGGATAAGTGGCCAGGTCTCGCTGAGCCGATCGAGGTTCACCTCTCACCTGCATCCCCATCGCATCGTCCAACAACCTACCTGCCCAGCGTCTTGCCAAGTCATGACGTCGCCTCGTAGACCCCTGTGACCCAGAACTCGTCGCCGTCGTCCCAGTTGAACGGGTTGCTGCCATCGAAGCCGACGGTGGTGCCGGCGTTCACGGCCCGGGACACCCGGTCGGGCTGCGAGCTGGTGATGATGCCGGCGCCCGCGTAGCGCGCCGGCCCAGTGTCCTTCTGGAGCCAGCAGCCGAACGTCTTCTGGGCGTTGGGGTTCTGGAAGTTGGCCGTGAAGGGCAGCCCGATCCCGATGAGCGCGGTGACGTCGCCGCCGGTGCCGAGCTTGAAGCCGGCGTGGAGGGTGACGGTGCGGCCGAGCTTCTTGTACTCGCAGTAGGCCAGGCCGCCGGTCCCGAGCGTGACCCCGAACAGCGTGGGCACGAAGCTGCTGACCCACAGCGTCTCGGGGGCGTCGATGAGGACGTCCCAGCCGGAGTCGGTGGCGTTGCGGATCTTGACCGAGCGGGTGGCGTTCGTGTCGACCCAGAGCCGACCGTTGCCGACCGCGCCCGGGTCGCCGGTCTGCACGTACAGGAACCGGGCGTCGGCGGCCAGCTTGGCAAGAGCGACGGACGCGTCGACGAGCTTGGAGCCGTTGACCCCGGCGATCTTCCCGTCGGTCACCGCGAGGTTCTGGATGTTGGCCGTGGCCACCGCGTCGTCGGCGAGCTCGCTGTTCCCGACCGAGTCGACGCCGAGCATCGCGGCGTCGTGGAGGATCGCGGCGTGGTCGCTCGAGCGGAGGTACTGGGTGTGGTCGTGGCGGGTCGTGTCGAAGATGTGGGCGGAGAGCTCGGCCATGAACCGGCCGGCGATCGTGTGGCGGATCTGGGTGTTGGCGCCCCACGTCTGGCCGACGCCGCCGTAGCCCCGGGTGCAGTTCTGGAGCGTCTTGCCGGAGCGGGTCGTGACCAGGATCTTCTCGATCGAGTCTCCGGCCTCCTTGTCGCCGAGCGTCGCGATGAACGGGCCGATGGTGCCGTCGGGCCAGCCGGATTCGTCCTTGATGGTGATGGAGGTGTCATTCGGCCCGATGCCGGTCTGCAAGCCGGTGATGACTGCCAGGTCGGAGAACTCGAGGCGCGGCATGTCAGGTCTCCTTCGTCAGCAGACGCACGAGCACGGTGGACTGGAACCAGATGTCGCCGCTGTCGGACCAGGAGGTCGCCCCGCCTTCGTCGATGGCCACCGACGAGACCCGCACCTGGTAGGTGGCGTCGCCTTCCTGGTAGACGACCAGCTGGTTCGACGAGGCGAGCGCGTCGAGCAGCCGCACCTCCTCCAGCGGGTCCTGGGGCTCGTCGACCTCGCGCAGCGTGCGGACCTTGGTCTTGAGGACGATCGGCAGGATGATCTCGGTGACGCGCTTGGGCCGGGGCAGCGAGTTCAGGACCCACGAGCGGATGCAGGGCCCGGTAGTGGGGTCCGCGACGTCGCGGAACGCGGTGATGGTCAGGGACGCCGACCGGCCGACGCCGGCCGCCTGGTCGAGCACGGAGACGACCGAGCCGTTGGCGTCGTTGGAGCCGAGACTGCGCTCGAAGTCGTCGGCGAAGCGGATTGTCGCTCCGACCGCGCCGGCGAGCGCGTCGTGGTGGATCTCGACCCCGGTGAAGATCTTGTCGGCGAGCACCGAGTAGCGGATGTCGCCGACCTCGAGGTCGCCCCGGATGGCCTGGTACTGGGACTCGCCCCAGATGCCGCTGGCCGACACGGCGAAGTAGGTGCGGCCGTTGTGGCGGGCGATGCCAGTGACGGCGCCCTGCGTGGTGGCCATCATGTCCGACGCGTACGCGGGCACGAAGGTGTCGGGCGAGGTGACGACGCTCAGGTCGGCACGGCCCATGCCGGTGCTGATCGTGTCGTAGTTCGTCCAGCCGAACCAGCAGAAGCGGCCGAAGACGTCCAGGGACTTCACGCCGCCCGGGACCTCGATCAGCTCGCCGATCGACAGCTTGCGTTCGGTGACCGTGGCGACCCGCAGGCCGAGGCTTGTGCCCAGGATCACAAGACCCTGGTACTGGGCCATCACGTTGATGGTCTCGCCTCGGGGGAGGTCCCCGGCGAACACCGGGGCGGTCAGCGCGGTGTCGGTCGCCGACGGGGTGATGGCGTAGAACTCGGAGACGTCGTTCGCCGTGCCGGCCGCGAAGATGGCCTCGGGGTGGCCGACGATCGCCTTCCACGCCCAGCCGGTGCGGGGGTCGTCGCGGATCGTCGTGGTGGTGCCGGTCGACGAGATCTCGTAGAGCAGCTTGCCGTCGGCGCCGATGAGCCGGCCGTTGGCGAACTGGACGATGTCGGGGGTGGCAGCTCCCAGCGTGCTGTCCGTCGACCCGCCGACGTCGACGACCTTGAGCACGTTGACCCCGCCGAACGCGAGGAAGATGCGGTTGCCGTCGGTGGTGACGTCGATGATCGTGTTGTCGCAGTCGACCGAGCTGAACGTCGGGCTTTCCAGCGTCGGATCGGTCGTGTTGCGGAGGAACTGGCCGTCGACGATGTAGAGCCGGCCGCCGACCTCGAAGGTGTCGAGGTTCGTGGCGCTGCTTACCAGCTTGCGGGATGTGTCGGGGTGCAGGCACAGCTGGCCGCGGACCCAGGGGTCGAAGCCCTTGGAGCGCAGGAACCGCTTCCTGCTGGAGGTCTCGACGTCGAAGAGTTCCTGGCCGGCGCCTTCGGTCCAATCGGTCTGTTCGCGGTGCCAGAATCCCATCCGGGACAGGGACTTCTCGCCGGCTTCGGAGGCGTCGTCGGTCTGGGGGGTGTTCGAGTCGAGGATGGTGCGCTGGTAGCGCAGGACGTCGATCAGGTAGGTGCGGCCGTTGAGGGCGACGTTCCAGCCCACGAGCGACTTCTCGCTGGCGGCGCCGCCAACCGCGCCGAAGAAGTCGGCGTCGAGGTCGTCGTCGATGGAGCCGCCGCCGGTGAGGAACCCGGGGGCCTCCGCGCCGAGAGCCGAGTAGTACGAGCGGAGCATCCACGCGCGGTCCTGGGCGTCCTCGGCGCCGACATCGGGGAAGATGACGGCCTGGTCGAGGAGCGCTACATGACGCCGGTCGCGCGTGTTGATCGCCACGTCAGGAGAACTCGCCTCTCGTGAACGTGGTGCCGTCGTCGCTCTTGGTGCTGGTGGCGATGGTGGCGCTGTCGGCGTCGTTGCGCAGCACCTCGGTGGTGGCCGTCTGGGTGCGCTTGTTGCGCGCCATCACGAACAGGAACTCGATCGCCGCCTTGAGCGTGCCGTTGACGGCCGGGACGCCGGACGGCTCGGACATCGTCTGCGCCCAGAGGTTCGCGGTGATCTCGAGCACGGCGCTGAGCGCCAGGGCGTCGTTGTCGATGGCGTCGGTGGCGATCTTGGCGGCGGTCAGGAAGTTGTCGGCGAACTTCGGCGCCGTGAAGACGCCGTCCTGGAACTTCGCGGTCTGGAACGCGTCGGCGGCGATGGCGGCGGCGGTGATGACCCCGGCCGCGAAGGCCCCCACCGTCACCTGGCCGGACGCGTCCACGGCCAGCGACCGGCCGGACACCGCGGGGAACGCGAGGTCGCGCAGGCCCCGAGGCTCGGGGTTCAGGATGATCGAGGTGTCGGTGATCGACGGGTCGGTGACCCGGGCCTGGATAGCGACCGTGTCGGCGTTCATCTCGGTGGACGTCAGGTCGAGGAAGTAGAGGCCGCCGCCGATCTCGCTGACGCTGTTGGTCGAGTTGGCCTGGGAGCCGCCGTCCTTCGAGACCCGGACCTTGCCGCTGCCGCCGCCGAGGCTGGTCTCGAACGTGACGCCGGAGACCATCTCGCCGTCGGTGTTGCGCACCGCGAACGTCGTCCGGTAGGCGGCGTTCTTGATCGGGATGTACTTGGCGTCGGATGCAACCATGTCACGCCACCTTCATCGGGTAGAGGGTTCGCAGTCGCCGCTTCTCCTCCTCGAGCCGCAGGTCGCGGATCGCCTTGTACGCGGAGGCGGCGCGCATCTGGTCACCGGGCTCGACCTCGTCGGCGGCCCGGGGTTCGGGCTGGGAGCCGTCGTCGAGCCGGGACGACTCCTCCGAGGACAGGGCCCGCCACGCGATCCCGTAGAACGCGGCGTCGTGGAGGCGCTCGGTGATCCCGACGGTCGCCAGGTCGGTGGTGAGGCTGTCGACGGCGCTCACGTCGAAGGACTGGGCGTAGGTGAGGATCAGCGTGCTGGCGAAGGACTGGCGCGGCAGGATCAGCGCGTTGCCGGACGCGAACTCGCTGGTCGGTAGGCCCTGCTCGACCCGGAACGACCGGGCCGGGACCGTCTTCCACGCCCGCGTCGAGACCTTCTGGCGGAGCTCGAGCGGCCACAAGAACCGGGTCAGGGGGAGGTCCACAGCCCGGCTCGTCGCGCCCAGCGACACCGTGACGTCCTTGACCCCGTAGATGCCGTCGCCCCACGAGCGGATCTCGTCGGTGAGGTGGTCGAGCAGGTCGGCGGTGAACCAGCGCCAGTTGATCTCGACGCGGGTGCCGGCCGCGTGGGTCGTCGGCTGCGGGGTGTCGTCGACGCCGCGGAGGACGTTGAGCTGGTTCTGCTCCTCGTCGACCGAGGTGACGACGAGGATCTCGGCGCCGAGGCACAGGTAGTCGTCGACCTGCACCTTGCTGGGCGGGGCGGTGAGCCGCAGGAACGTCTGGCCGGACGGCACCGCCTCGGACAGCAGACGGAACGGCTCGCGCTTCGAGCCCCGCAGCCGTCGGCGGGCCTTGGCGACGAGGGCGTTGATCGTCGCCATCAGCCGACGAAGATCGACCCCGCGAGCGCGCCTGACACGCGGTCGATGAACACGCCGTTGGGTGCCTGGACGCCGTCGGGGCCGAACCACGCGGTGTTCGTCGGGTTGAGGGACGCGGCACCGATCTTGATGACGCCGAGGATCGTGCCGGTCGCCGAGCCGTCGCGGATGAGGGCCTCGGCCGCCGCCGCGGCGGTCTCCTCGATCGTCCAGCCGTACAGGATGCGGGGGGTGCCGGTGAGCATCTGGTCGCTGGCCGGGATCGGGATGGCTACTGCTTTGGCTGCCATGGTCAATCTGCCCTCGTGACGGAGACGCCGATGACGTCGACGTTGTCGGTGGATGAGTCCGAGGCGCCGTTGCGCTGGATGACGAGGTTCAGCAGGCCGGGGACCGGTCCGGCGCCGAGGTCGACGAACTCGACGGGCACACGGGTCGCGATCTCGACCGGGTAGGTCCAGGTCGACCCGAGAGCGCCGGAAGGCACGGCCAACGTGACCGGCGACCCGTAGGCGACCGGCGCGCTGCCCGGGTTCTCGCCGAGGTTCGCCTGGAACAGCTCGAGCTGCCAGGCCATGTTGCCGGCCGGCGCGGCCGCGTAGTCGACGCACGCGAGGCGGACGGTGAAGTTCTTCCAGCCGTCCATCGGCACTTCGCAGAGCTTGAGGTACTGGTCGGCCGCCCCCGAGAAGCGCCATGACGGATAGCCGGCCTTGCCTCCGATGAGCGGCTGCCAGGTCGCGGTCCCGACCCCGCCAGCGAGGCTCTGTCCGACGTACCAGATCCGGTCGTGGGCCGTGAGGACCGGACCGGGCATGAACGTGCGGAACTCGGCATCCGTCGGGCCACTGATGTTCCTGTTGACCATGGGGTACCTCCAGTTTCAGGAGGGTCCGGCGGCCCCCACGAGCCGCCGGACCCCAGGTCGATCAGGTCAGAGCGGTGAACTTGTAGGCCCAGCGCTCGGCCTCGAACTGGAGGCTGCACTCGCCGACGATCATCCCCTTCACGGAGTCGCCGGTGTCCGCCAGCATCTTGAACTGGAACGGACGCAGGGTCTTGATGGTGGCCTGCTCCCGGGAGAACCCGATCAGGTCGGTCGGCTTGAGCCACCGGTACAGGACGAAGTCGGTGCGGCCGAAGTCGGTGTCGAAGAAGTCGACGGTCTGGCCGCGGCCGTTGTCCATCCGGCCGAGCCGGATGTCGGTGGACCGCAGACCCGAGATGGCCCGCTTCTGCTTCGAGCCGACGAGGGCCCGGTCGGGTGCGCCGCCGAGCTTCCACGCGTTCTCGATCTGGTCGAGGAGTCGGGTCTCGGTGATGCCCGAGGCGGTCGAGTCGACGTTCGTGGTGATGTAGAACGTCATGCCGCCCATCTGGCGCCACTCGTTGCCGGTGTCCTCGAAGCGGGTGCCGTAGATGAGGCTCTGGTCGACCTTGATGGCCTCTTCCTTGGCGCGGAGGGCCATCTGGTAGTCGAACTCGGTGGCGGTGATCCCGTACTTGCGGATCGCCTGCTCGGTGCCGGACACCGACACGCCGGTCGGTCCGAAGATCGACGTGAAGTTGAACCGGTTCGTGCGGTCCTGGGACCGGGTCTGGCCGGGGTCCGAACCCTCGGGCAGCGCCTCGCCGAGGTCGGTGATGAGCGTGCCGACGGTCGTGTGCGCGACGGCGGACGTGCCGAACACGCCGCGGGTGACCGTCAGGTGGTCGGTCGCGCCGTACGCGGTGACCCGCATCTTCTCGTTCTCGATCTGGATGACGTCACCGACCGCGAACCGCAGCTGCTCGCCGGCAGCGACGGTGATGTCGGTGGTGGCGCCATCAGCGATCGAGGCCCCGGTCGTCGACTGGGGCGTGAGCAGCGTGTCGTCCTGCCACTCGATCTTCTTCTCGAAGCAGGTGCCCCGGCTGAGGGCGGTGCGGCCGTCGGAGCCGTACCCGTTCTGGAGGGGAACCTCCGACGGGGACAGCATCCGGATGACCGGGTCGATGTCGACGATGACGCCGACGTTCAGGTCGTAGGTGGCGATGAGGCCCAGGGGCATTGGTCAGCTCCTCAAGTGCTGACGAGGGACCCGGCCCGATCACGCGGCTGGTCGGGGGTGCATCCCGCCCGGCCGGCCTCGTGGCGGTCACGGATCTCGCGTTCGATGGCTCGGTGGTTGCCGGCCAGCTCTGCGAGGCCGATGACGGAACCGTCAGGGCGGTGGTATGGCGACCCGTTTGCGTTGCGAACGATCCCCCGGTTGAAGCTGTTGGGCTCGCGCTTGGGGGCGTTCTCAGGATGCAGCCGGGACGGCATCGCGAACGGACTGACCTGGATCGTCTTGACCTTGCACCCGAAGCAGTCGGGTGGGTGGCCAGAGGATGGCCCGTGCATCAGGTCCGCGCTCCACCGCTCTTGTCGAGAATGACCCGCTGGTCGCCAGCGATGGCGGACTGCACTACGCGAGCAAGCGCGGAGCCGACGGCCACCTTCTCAGGTGCGCCGTCTTCCATGGCCGCCTTGTGGACCCGGGCGGCTTCCGCGTAGGGATCGCCCGGCGTCGGCTGGTCGGGGGGTGCGTTCTCGGCGAGGGCCTGACGTTCCCGGCTGAGGTTGGCTTCGCCTTCCTCGAGCTGGGTGTCGGGCGTCTCGGTCTCCGTCGGCTGAGCGTCTGCCGGAGGAGGAGTGGCCTCGGGGGTGCTGACCTCGAGCGCGCCGACCGTCTCGGCCTTGGCGCGGATCTTGGCGGGGTCGAGATCGCCGTTGTAGCCGTCGGCGAAGAACTTGCCCCGCTCGGTGGTCAGGTCGATGCCTGCCTCCAGGAACGCCAGACGCCGCTCGGCCGCCGTGGCCCGGTCCTCGGCCTCCCGACCCTTGGCGGCGGACTGCTCGAGGGCACGGATGTCGCTGCGCTTCATCCGCACGAGCCGGTCGTCGCGCTGGTCGTTGGGCTGGCTCGGGTCAGGGCTGTCCTGGCCTGGCGTGTAGACGTCCTCGTATCCGGTGATGTCGCTCATGTCGGCCTCCTGCTGGAACCGGTTCGCGCGCCGTCGCAGGGAGGACGGCACGGTGGCGGGGTGAGTCGAGGTGGGTCCCCGCTCCCCAGGCAGGGCCTCCAGCACCGTTGGAGCTCGCTCGCCGGTCACGGTGGGACGACCGGTCGAGGGGTGTGGCCCTAAGGGGCTCGCACACCTGAGCGGGATTCTAGACAGGAAAGTTGGCGAATGACTTGACACGTTCCATGTGGAACATGCATGATGCTGAGCAACCCCCCCTCGAAACCCGCTTGGAAGCCCCGGCTCTTGATCTCCTCGGCCGGGGCTTCTGCATTCCCGCACCGACGCGCAGTCACAGGCAGAGGCGTGATGTCGGCATCGTGGACGCAGCGACGGAGAGCAAGATGGGCGCTGTGACTGGCGACGGACGCTGCGATCTCAGGGTCGAAGTCGCCACAGCCCGCTCTCCGGGACCTGCTAACGGGCCGTTCCCAGCCCCTTCGCGCCGACCCGCTCGCTGCCGGCTGCTCCGCCGCCACCCTGGAACGCGGCCTCGCGCTGCTCGCGCCGACGGTTCATGTCGGTGGCCGCCTGGCCTCCCCCGGCCAGTCCGAACACGGCGACGACGCCCTGCTCCTCGGCCTGGAGGTCCTGGGTCTCGCTGACGGTCTCATCGAACAGCGGCCGGGCCTGGACCAGCGACATCCACCGGTCGGGCGCGCTGTCCATGTCGAAGCCGGACTCGGCGACCTCGAGCGCCTTGTTGCGGCCGAGTGTGAAGCCGAAGTTGAAGCCGGTGCCGGCGACGCCCGCGGCCTGCACCTGGAGGCGGAGCGTGGGCAGCGCGATGTCGGGGTTCATGAACATGGCCGCCAGTGCGGCGTCGCCACTCGGGCCGAAGAAGTTCGTGAACGCGTCGCGGACGGCCCGGGGGGCGGTCGCGACGCGACCGAACCCGTCGTTGACGCGGGCGGTCAGCTCGTTCATCGACACGCCCTTGGCGATGAGGTCGACGAAGTCGGAGGGGTGGTCGTAGAACCCGGGCGGCATCCCGGCCTGGCGCATCAGCGAGATGGCGTCCTTCTCGTAGGCGAGCACCTCCTGCGGCGAGACCGCGGGCGCGCCCGGGAACAGCTTGCGACGCTGGAAGATGGCGGCGAATCGGTCGCGGAACTCGGGCCGGTCGTACATCCGCTGCACGAGCTCGGTGCCGCCCGCCCCTTCGACGACGGTGTTGTAGGCCCAGCGCGCCAGCGACGACGGCAGGCTGACGGTCTGGAACAGGCCGATGAGGTAGGTGAGGACGTCGGGCCGCGGGTTGAAGGGGGTGCTGCCCTTGACCGGCTTGGTCTTGATGTTGGGTGGCGGCGGCACCATGCCGGGCAGATCGCGCTCCAGGTAGGAGAAGAAGTCGGTCATCCTGTCGCTCCGAACATCTCGAGGATCGGGCCGGCGGTCTGCGTGAGGCGCTCCCAGGCGTCGTCGCTGCTGCGCCACTCGGGCTGCATCCGCGCCAGGCGCTCAGACTCAGGGATCGTCATGGGCCGCAGCCCTTCCTTGGGCGACTTGAAGGAGATGACCGGCGACCAGCGACGGTCCATCAGGTCGATCTGGTCGGGCGACGTGCCCAGGATCTCGGCGATCGCGTTGCGGTACGGCGTGAAGAACTGGGCGGGGGTGAGGCCGGCGTCGATGTCCTCGGTGAGGTGCGGGAACCGGGCCTTGGCCAGTCCCGCGAACTGGGCCTGGACCGCGCTGATGTCAGCCGCCCCGGCAGCGATGCGCCGGGCCCACTGCCACGCCTGCTGGTCGTTGACCGGGATGAGATAGGAGGCGGCGACGGCGCGAACGTCGGCCATCGTCTTGCCAAGAAGCCCCTGGCCGGCGGCGGCGGGCGTGTAGCGGGACTCGGCGACGATCGCGAGGCGGATCTCGTCGTCATTCCAGCCGAAGCGGTTGGCGCTGGTGGCGAGCTGGCCGAGCCGCTTCTGGCTGATCGGGATGCCGAGCTGGCCGGACTTGA